TTGGGCCTGTACCATGCATAGGTGTTGGAATTATCCTTGCCGAAATCCCTTATCATGAAGCCGTTCAATGGTTTCTTCATTGGATACTTCTCTTGCAACTCTATAACCTGCTTTGCTAAGGCTCTCCGCTGTTCTATAGTTACTTCACGCAAGCCGTAGAACGGTGCGTACTTGTACTTCTTGAAATATGTGTTCAATAGCTTAGTCAAGTCAGCGTCAGCCATTTCATCTATTGCCTTACCATGGAACGCTATACGTTCATCTGGTGTCATCTTCTTAAGGCTCGGTGCTTTCGGCTTTGGTGGTTCTTTAGGCTTAGGTTTAGGTAAGTCTGTTGACTTAGGTGCGTCTGGGACTTTTGACTTAGCCTTGCCTGAGTCTTTAACCTTAGGCGGTAATGTTGGAGGTACTGGTACGATGCCTGCAAGTTGGTCGATAGCTGTCCAGTCCTTGCCCTCTGCAGTGGCTGCATAATCCTCTAATGTCTTACCCTCTATCTCTACCAGTCCAAAGGAGCAACGACACATTGGATGCAGGGGTGGAGTCTTATATCCACCGTCAAACGTACCGTCTATTGGTGCTCGCTTACCTTCCATAGCTGCACATACAGGACATAGCCTGTCATCTGGGGTGACTATCCACTCTTTCTGGAAGTACTCATTTGAGAGGTAGCCTTTTGCCATCTGGTCTTCCCAATGTAGTTGCTGCCCTGCACAGGCAGCTGCTTGGGTCTCTGTACGTGCAATCATATTCGCCCTTGCTCGTATCTTCCTGCGGATTTCAGCATCAACCATGCGGTCTACTTGTGCTCGTGGGCGTCCTTCCTCATCAAGCTTGGCTTGGTACTTCAAGATGCCCTTTATTTGCTTCTCTGTAAGTCCGATATACTGCCGTATCTGCCTAGCAGTCTCATAAGGGTGTCCCCCATGCTCCAAAGCGTTGGTAATGATGGTCTGGACACCCTTCCTGCTGTTGTCGTCTATCTGCCTGATGTTCTCACCAACATGTTGAACAGCCCATTGTGCTGCTCTCGGGTTACGTATGTTGAATGCACCAGTGAGATTTATCGGATGTTCGCCACCTTCGATTGCAGGCATGTCTATCGGCTTCGCCTTGTTCACAGTTTGGTTTATACGGCTCATTAAGGAGTTAGACAGGTACTTTGCTGCCTCCGTACCTGCCTCCGTTAAAATCAATCCTACAACGTCATAAGCCCTATCGCATGCTTCATCGAATATTTGCCAGTCTATACGGTCATCCATCATGGCTAGGTGTTCTTTTGAGAGTGCGTCTACATCAATACTGTCACGTAGCTTCATGAATGCCTCTTCGTATATCCTGGCGACTTCCTTCAGGCGTCTGTCTGCAACTCTGTGCAGTGCTTTCCACTCAGGCTCTACCTTCATTATGAAGTTATCTAGCAGTCTTAGCAGACTCATTCTTGCTCACCTTCTTCCTGATTGACAGCGTCTCACCTGAAGGAAGTGAAGCCACTTCGGTTGCTGCTCCACACAGGCAGAACGTCCTTGCCTGTCCTTCTGTGAGTTCCGTATCCTTCTGTGTGTCATAGGTCTGCCCTTCAACGAACACGCCGAATGGCATTATCCTCGTTTCAGTCATCAGTATATTCATGGTCATCACCTCTGTCCTTTTATGACTTAGTTACACTGGTCGTGACAGTTGTCACAATGCCTGTACTCGCTGTTGATTGTGCCAAAGGCTATGCGGTAAGGCTTCAATGTCACGTCCTCGCCTTGCTCATGGTCGAAATATGTCACTGTAAAGGTCTTCTTGTACTGCTCTTCGAGTGCTGCAGCCTGTTCAGGAGTCACCAACATGATATGTGGCGTCATTCCCTGATTGGACTGTATAATTATGATTCCTCTATTCTGACTAAGCATCCAATTTCCCACCTTTCTTGACTGCGTCTCTTAATTCCCTGATAGCTGCTATGAACATTTCCCTGTCAGGGTCTCTGCTCTTCTTGACCTTGTGTGCCTTGGTGATTGCATCGGTGTCTGTAGTTCCGAATATGTCTGTATCCACGTCCATCAGTTCATTCTCCAGCCCAAGTGAGTCATCCACCATTACTGATGGTGCTACGAACTCGTCGCTCTTCTTAGGTAGGTTAGCTGCCTCACGTAGATAGTTCTCTGTCTCAATATCTCCCAGTGTAATGCCACCTGCTGCAGCTACATCCTTGATGAATGTGCCAAGTTCTCCAAGGTTTGCACGTTCGATGTCGTCGTGTACCAGTTTAGGGTAATCTGTCAAGCCCTGGAAGTCGTTCAGCTTGAACAGTCTTGGTATGGCGTATATGTTGATGGTGTCACAGATGGTATCTAACACGGTTTCCAGTGCTGTTTGGAAGAGACTCGTCTTATTCACTGACAACGCATAACTACCAGTCTTTTCATGTCCCAACATCAGGAAGTCAGCCATAACAGTCATTACTATACGCTGTTCATACCGCTGAATGATGAGGTTTGTGTCAAACTGACGTCTGGTTGCCCCACTGGTGAGCAGTTCCAGGTCATACAGCTTGTTGCCCTTGTCGTCATATACCAGAGGTAACATGACACCCTCTTGTTCGTCACGCTTGATGTTGGTAACTATCTTCTTATATGCATTGTAGGCTGCTGCTGCCTCTGCGGTTGCTCCTGGCATTGCACCTTCCATGACTTCTGGAGGTAGCCACATAACAGGAAGTCCAGCTAAGTCACGCTCTATGCCTATTGCCTCAATCTCTTCAATGTTCTTCTTGAAGTACCAGCTACGATACACGTTACGCAGCAGTGAACGCCCTTCTGGGTTGTTCTTATTGCTCTTTGTCCTGAACAACAGTGCTTTATCTATTGGTATGAACCTAAGCTTGTAGTCAGGTGCAGCTATTTGTTCCATACCAAGGATACTGCCATCTTGGTCGAACCTCCAACGCCACAGAGTCTCTTGTGCTCTGATTCCCCACTTACGCCAACCTATTCTACCATCAGAATATTTGCTACGTGTTGTGCCTGTAGGCTCATCTGGTCCAACTCGCTTCTTATACACAGTCTCCATGTAACACCAACCGAATGGAAGCATCGAAAGTATCTCAGACACAGTGTCATTCCATGACATGCTCATGTCATCCAAGCAACTCTCCAAAAACTCTTTTGCCTCAATGTCCTGTGGTGTGTCTCCTGCTGGCTCTACCCTCCATTTAACTTGACGGATAAGCATTTCAATGGCATATAGGAACGCTCCTATGATTGCATCATTGTCACGCATCTCCCTGTATGTCAATGCTCCACGCCTACCTTGCAGTTCCTTCAACCACTCTTCATAGACGAAACCACCGAAACGTGTTAAGCCTGAGACACCATGTTCATAGAACACGTTCTTCTCATAAACGCCGTCATCATATGTGTTCTCGCCTGAAGGCTTGACGTCCTGAACGGTTGACTTGTTGTAAGTCGGCGTAGGGTTGTAGGCTGATGCCTGTTGATTGTCTAATCCCATGCTGTTACCTTCCTGGCTACCTGTAACTCCCTGACCGAAACCAGCTTGCCCCATGTTAGCCTGGAAGTCATACCCCTCTTGTGCTGCTGGTGACTTGCCAGGAATCGCAGGGGATGCAGGTGATAGCCTACCTGATAATTCTGACTCTGCAGACTGTTTGGCTTTCCTTATTTTGTCTCTTTGACGCTTATTCACGCCGTTCACCTCCTTAACCTTTCCACTTTGATTCACCAGTCATACCACCAGGAACGACGATAGACGTAGGTCGTGTGACCAGCATAAGTTCTGTAATAGCCCAAACCAGTGCATCTAGACGGTCAGGTGAGTCCATCCCTGGCTCCCATTCACACATCTGGTCTTCCAGATTGCCGAAAGTGCCTACGTGGTGGACTTTGCCTTGTTCGTATAGTGCTGAAACTGGCTCTGCTCTGGTGTATTTGCCCTTGGCAGCATGTACACCCTTATATGCTACCTTGGGGTCAACGGACATGATTGTGTACTCTACCATGTTACCGCCGTTGTTGATTTCTGCTACAACCCTATCGCCTTTCCACTTGTGATACTCTGCAATCGCTGCATTAGCCCACTCATTAGGCTTGCCCTTCATGCTTGCATCTGTAAGTACATATGCATGATTGTCTGCTCCTAGCCCTGCTACAACGATACCTGTCTCACATGATTGTTCGTTATTGCTGGCGTTAGGGTCAACCCCTACAACGATACGCTTTAGTGCAGGTGGTTTGGTTACTCTGTTCTTATCCAGCAACTCCCTATTCCATAAGGCGTTAGGGTTATCGTCTAAGACTCTTGCCTCCAGTTCCTGCAGTCCTAACCGTGTACCTTCATACTTATTCACAATCTCACTGAAGAATGAGGCTGCCAGGTTAGCTTGGTTATCATAGGTAGAACCACATGTTATGTGGGTAGTTGGCTGTGCTCTCATCCACTTCAATAAGCCTAGTGGCTTAGGTGTAGATGTCACAACCGCTTGTGGGTTATCGCCCAGACGTAGACCGAACATTAGCATGTCCCATGTCTCTTGTGGGTACTGCCAAGCGAATATCTCGTCACACCATGCTTTCTCGTGCTGTGGACCACGCAATTGCTCTGGATTTGCACCAGAGAACACCATTGCGACACTTCCATCATCCCAGACAACACGACGTTTGGACGCTTGATACTCAGGTTTGTCCCAAGGTGGGCAACAAGCCAGGAGTCCTGACTCACCCTCTATCATAACGTCACGTGCATCAGCAGGAGTCTGTCCTACCAATGCAAACCGCTTATATCCTAGGTCTTTCCACAATCGAACTGTCTCTGCCCCTGTCCTTGTCTTACCGAAACCACGTCCAGCTTGTATAAGCCAGATACGGAATGCTACGTCAGGCAACCGTTGTGCAGGTCTAGCCCAAACATACCAGTCATATTCAAGCAGTCGTATTTCCTCATCCGTCATCTCGTTCAGGAACGCTGCCCTCTGGTCTGGACTCATCATTGCTAGCCCCTCCGCAAGTTTTATTGAGTCTTTGAGTGAATTCATTACATTCAGTTTAGGCATGCAAACTCACCATCCAACTCAATAGTTTTAGCATTCCTTGCAATCATAGCCAAATCATGTGTGTCAAAATATCCCAAATGAATGCATTTGCCATATCTAGTAATGGTAGCACGCCACTTATTACCTACTTGATACACTCCTTTAGCAGCAATGTTGCATTTGTTCTGTTGTCCAGTTGCAGGTCTTAAGTTGTCACGTCTATTGTTAAGCTTGTTTTGGTCTTTATGGTCGACCTGCAAATCAGTTAACAGTATTAATCTATGAAGTCTAACATTCTTACCATTAATTTTTGCCCTTAAATAACCCTTGGTAGTGTCCACATACCATGTATATTGGCTAACTAAATCAAAGTCCTGTCTGTCAATCACAAATTGTTCACCTTTGGACGTGATACCAATGCAGATGTCATCCTTGATTATCCATCTGTTCAGTGTTCTTGGTCTGCTCATTGTTAACACCTCCCATCTTATTCAATCTTTCAAGCAATTTAGTTCGAACATCTTCAATCTGTATTGCACCACCATCCTTGCCTACTACTTCCATGGTGCTGGTCTTCGGATATATACCCATCAACTCGCCCAATTCTTTCAAGGCACGCTGTTTATCATACAATTCGAACTCCATCTTGCCATTCCTGGCTATCTTGATGGACTTGATATTCCTTGTGTCTACTTCTTCAGCACGTCTCATGTGAATGACTGGCTGGTAACTCTGTGTTTCTTCATTGTATCTGAAATCCCAGTCAACGAAGTCGGCTATGTCACTCTTTGCCATCCTCAACCACTCTTGGACAATGCTGTCTTTGCTGAAACCCTGGTCGTGAAGCTTCTCTTGTACCCTGCGTTCGATTTCCTTCTTGACATGAGGCAAACGAAATGTGTCCCAAGCCCATGAATGTGCAGCTTTGGGATTCTTGGTATATACTTTACGCCCTGCCTCGCAGACGTTAAAGTCATTGGTAAGATATTCCTCCACAAACGCTTTTTGCAGCTTAGTCAGTGGTTTGTTCTCGTCGCCAACTGCTGGTCTCTGCTGCTTAAAGTCCTTCTGTTTTCCCTCCCAAGAATTCTTGCTGCCACAAGCCTTCTCTTGATTCCTTTCGTGTTTCTGTGTATCCATATCGTCACCTCCTATCATACCGTCTCACATTTCGGCAGACCGTACATTGTGCCGAAATGTGAAAACCCTATGCCTTAATTATGAGTCATCATTTCGTAAATGTCTAGACTAAATCGTTTCTGTCAGCCAAAAGTTTCTCCCGATTGTCGCATAGGTCTTTAACGCACGCAAAATGCCCAGTCAAGTTTTCACTCAACTGGGCATTCTCATGATTCGTTTCCCGAACAATTCCCGGAAATGAGGCATACGTTTCTCTATTCTCTCTTTCGCTCGCGAAAAGGAACAATCAATCAAATCAATCCCTTTAATAAAGGGAATTTTCCTGGGTCATTTCGTATGCCTCAATCTCGGGAAACTTTACCGTACCCATGCAACTGAACCATTGTCATGTCACGTAAGTTTCTCGGGATTGCTGGTCACTTGTTTAAGATGTCTATGATATCGTCTGCTGACACATCTTGCAGTCTCTCTGATGGTCTGGTGTATCCTCCACCCCATTTGTTATCACGAGGTGGTGTTGTCAATGCTGTTATGAGTGCCCACCCTTGTCTAAGCCTGTGTCTTACACATGACTCAGATATCTGGTACTGCTCACACCATTCGCTCAACATCTTCTTCTCACCATTCAACTCATACAATACAGGTCTACCGCCTCGTGGTGGTAAAACTGGCTCAGTCAATGCTTTCTCATCACTGTACCCTGCTGCAAGTCTACGCCTAATGGTTACATCACTCATGCCAAGCCGTCTAGCCCATCCCTGTATGCTATCTGTTATACCATCGTGTGTCAGCATCCTACCTGTTCCACTCCTATGACTCTGTGCCATTACCGTTTCCTCCTGTCTGGTATATTGCACTGCCTGCAAACATCAGGTCTCTCCCAATCACAGTGGCACTCTGGTTCACCTTGCTGTAGTTGCTCCTGAAGCCAATCATCATCCTCATTAGCAGTACCGTCACTACTTTTCAAGTCTCTATCAAACTCATCCCACTCCTTGCCTGTGGGTCTTGCCTGTATGTGTGCCTTAGCTGCTTCAGTACCTTCCTGCATACACGTATCAACCGTGCAACAATCATCATCCTCATGACTACATCCTTTGCAAGTGCAGTCAGGCTTGGGCTTTGCTCCATGGAAGAACAATAACACCAGCACTATAACAACCAACCAAACGACTATACCAATCGCTATACCCATCAATACCATCCTCCCTCTAGTATCACTATCCACAACTCTGCTATAGCCCTCAGTTGTGCCATACTATCGTCAAACATGTTGTCGTATTGCACTGAAGCAACTCCTACAGGAACTCCCCATGTCAGGGCTGACTTGATGATTGTATCAACTATCTCATCATTCTCCCAATCGTGGTACAATACATGGATATCCTCGTACTGAAACAGTGTTGCTTGTGCAATCTTGGCAATTAAGGTTCTGCACTGTGGGCAACAATGCTGGTCTGCTGCCACTCCCCTTGAACCGCAATGATTGCAATTGCCCACCCTTACACCATTCTCGTCATATCCTACATTGTTATACATGTTCATATCCAGTACTCACCT